AGTCATTAGGCAATCGCATCCCTGTTGGTTTTGAGGTTTGAGCGGTAGCGATAACAATATCTTTAGTAGTTATATTCTCTTCTCTTCTCTTCTCTGGTAACGCTTTTGTAACGCTTGGAGCGTTACATTCTGAATCATCGCTAGACCTATGTTTTTTAACCCTTTTACTGGTTAGAGCGCGTGATTTTGCAGTGTTTCCATTGTGCCTATCGAAGTTTGGCAGCGATAAAAAGCGACCATCGTCAACCATCCATCCAGCCTTTATGACTGAATCGCAGAAACCCGTAACGCCAGCGCAACGGTCAAGTAACGCTTTTGTAACGCTTGGAGCGTTACCGATTGTCGATTGTTGGTCAAACCATGACCATACGCGCAATAGCTTTCCGATAACAGCGTCAGGGTCAATTGATAGGTCTTGAGCGATTGCCCATACCTCAGGCTTATCGAGTGTTGCAGTTTCAAACTTTAGCCAATCTCCGGCCATACTTCTAACCCCTGTATGTAAACAGCGGGCAACAAAAAAGGCGTTTTGTAAATGGCCTGTTGCGCGGGTAGGTGTTGCCACTTTCCCCAGACCATCTACAAAGCGCCTTTCTTGTCACGCGCAACCATGACGCGCTCAATATCTTACACTTTCTACCTTATGTCAATACCCTGTGGTATAATTCATTTCTGTTGTTTAGTTTAGCGACATGCAACAGCATTTTGATACTTTGTTACAGGCTGTATAAACACACCCGCCACGCCTCTTAGCAATGCGCAACCTTGGCGGGTATTTATAACGTGTACCATGCCACGGTAAACTTTTCGCCGTAGCGGTTAAAGACTACCTTCGATGTTTTACGGATGTTTGCGCCATGCTCTTTAGCGTCAAATATGCGGGCTGATAAACGATAAATTCCAAGCTCAGTCCAAGCCGTTAGCGGGTCGATACCTTTACCGGATTGCAGCCACTCTAGCAGACGCTTTTCCTGCGAAATTTTCATAACGCGCCCCGCAGGTAGTGATTCATAATCGGATTCAATCCCTGCATGTGGTTTGCGCGTTCCTCAGCGGTTGCCTTGGCTCGCTTTTCAATCCCCTCAGCCGTACACGTTTTGCACTTGTTACAGCCGCGCTTCTTTGAGAATTGATCGCGCGATTGTTCCACGTCACAGTACGCGCAGATTTTAGGTATCTGGTTGAGTCTAGCTACCTGATAGCTTGCACTACACGGCTTGCAATATCCTTGCGCTGAAAAATTAGCGCGGTTTTTATGCTCTTTACAACGCGGGCAGACTTTGAATAGCGGGTTAATCATCGCTGCTACCCCATACGTCACGCTTGAGCTTAACAAAGCCATTCAATACCTTATCCTCGTTAGCGTTTCGCTCGTTGTAATGTGTTAAAATCAATGGTTCAAGCATGGCTTGTACTCGCTGCATAATTTCATTGGCCGACAAAGCGGGGGGGGGTAATTGCGTTGATACTGATTCAATCATTGGCTTGCTCATACTCTCCCCCCGCGCTTATCCATCTCTGTCATAGCCTTGCATATCGTTTTCTGGCTGCATCCCCAGCGTTCAGCTAGATCAGCCTGTGCCGGTATCAGATCCAGCTTTTTAGTGAGCCGCAATCGTGCTTTGCGGTACTTGTAAGCGAGCCGCTTTTGGTCGTCGGATAAGAAAGTCATGCAAAAGCCTCAGGTCTGCGACCTATCAAGTCGAAAATGTGCGCGTTGTAATGATACTTAGCTTGTGCCGCTTGTATCGTGTGAATAGCAGCTTCAAGCCGCGTGTGGCCGCATCCCATTACAGGCTTGCCGTTGACGTGGATAACCGCGTGATAGTCGCCTGTGCGTTGTCCAGCGGGGCGCATGTTGGCTTGCGCGTCTGCCATTGCGTTATGATTGTAGAATAAGTGGCGCATCAGTAGTCCCAATCCCCGTTTTTGTAATCAATTTCAATAGAGTCTTCGATGTGAGTTGTGCCAGCAAAGGCGGCGGTAACGTCAATCCCTTTTAGCTTGATGCTTTCAATTTCGATTCCCGCGTCAGGATCAACGGTAAAGACGCAATCAAAAATCAGATCAGGATTGTTTTTAGACTCGACGATGTGTTCATAGCTGCGCTTAACGGCCATATCAAAACCCACCAGTGAGTTGAACAAGTGAGAAATACATCAGACTGTAAGTAGAAGCGCACAGTACAAACGCGCCGCCGATGTACTCTAGAATGGTCGGCTTGCGTGGTGTAGCTGGCTGATTAGAGCGGTGCATTGCTTTGAAGTCGTGCATGATGTTTCTCCTGTTTTGGCTCGCTTGCTGCAAGGCCATGTGGCTAATATATGCCTGATTAGGGTATAGTGCAATACCCAAAGCAAAGTATTTACTAAGTACAAACCACAGTATAACTATCTGATTTTGCTATATACTATCTATCCAAGCGCCACTATCCGGCGCATGGGGGTTATATGGATGAGATAGAGCAGATACATCACGCGCTTAGTGATTGTGATAAAAACATGGGCAATATCATCGCGCACCTGCAAGTAGTTGCAGATGCGATAAAGCTGCCGCAATGTCCAGATGTGTTAGCAAATCTGCTAACGGGTCGAGACACTATGCAGAAAGCACTCAAGGGCGAGTACGACAAAAGCCGCCTGTTATACTCACAGCTCGCTATACTTCAGGGATGCGATGATGTATGACCCACAAACAACAACAGCAGATAAACAACGGTTGCTAGAGTACACAACGACACACAGACAGGACGAAGCAATAAAGTCGTGGATAAAGCACGATAATTACAGGAAAGCATCGGATGCTATCAAAATGGATCACGGATCATTCTGTAAAATAATCAAAGTGTGCAGAAATCGCGCCGCATCAAAAGAAAGGCTAGACCATGTTGGAGCTAAACAGCCCGATGGCTACGCTATCAAAGGCACAAGCTCGCTAATTGACTACAGAGAGAATCCAGAAGGCGACACGCTGCTACAGTGGGTGAAAACAGATAGGGATGCAGAACGCCAGCTTGAGCTGATGCGCGAAACCGTATCCGCCATGTGTGACGATATACCGCGAGTAAAGGCCGTTAAATCGCCATCTGTTGCGAATTACAATCTACTCAATCTATACGTTATCACTGATTATCATTTTGGTATGCTCAGTTGGGCAGAAGAAACTGGCGAGGATTGGGATGTACACATTGCAGAGTCATTGCTTGTCAAGTGGTTTGAGCAGGCAATCGCATCAAGCCCTAATGCTGAGACTGGCATACTGTGTAATTTAGGCGACTTTCTGCATCAGGACGGCATGGAGGCACTAACGCCAACAGGCCGCAACCTGCTAGACGCTGACTCACGCTTTGCCAAGATAGTACGCATCATCATTCGCTGCTTACGAAAAGTCATAGATATGCTGCTGCACAAGCACAAGCAGCTAATAATTATCATGGCAGAAGGCAATCATGATATGGCATCCTCTGTATGGCTGAGAGAGATGTTTGCGGCCATGTACGCTGATGAGCCAAGGATAACCGTAGACGTTTCACCAGACCCTTACTACTGCGTAGAATGGGGCAAGACTAGCCTTTTCTTTCACCACGGCCACAAGAAAAAACCGGCCAGCGTAGACGATGTGTTTGCTGCAAAGTTTCGTGAAGTTTTCGGGCGCACTAAGCATTCATACGCTCACATGGGACACATGCACCACGTATGGCAGAAAGAGACAAATCTGATGATAGTGGAGCAGCACAGGACACTAGCAGCCAAGGACGCATACGCAAGTCGAGGCGGTTGGCTATCAGGCAGAGAGGCAAGCTGCATAACGTACCATAAAGAGTACGGCCAAACCGGACGTATAACCATTACCCCTGATATGGTGAAAGTATGACGGATAAACCAGAGATTAAACCGGCCACGCAAACGGCCAAAATTATCCAGATGAAGCCCAAAGAGTCAGAGTATGAGCTGACATGCCCTGAATGTGACCGCTCAATGTGGATTATACACATGACAGACCTAACGCCGCACCATGAGTCGATAGCGGAGTTTATCTGCGCTGTTTGTGATTACTCGACCAAGGGGAAGCTACACATGGGCAGCGAGCATTATGAGTGAGGCGTTGGGTAAAGTTTTGGATGAATGTTACCCAATTGGAGACCGATCAGACCCAAAAGCAGACCTGCACAATTCCCATGTATATCTGTACTTTCGCTATTTAGGTTGGGAAAGTGAGCAGCAGAATAAGCACATGGCTGCATTCTTCTATCGTGACTTTGCAAGGCAGGAATTAGGTATTATTCCTTAATGTTGCAAGCCTGTTTTGCGCTATAATTGCGTTGTTGTGAATGCGTAGGCTGATACGCAAATCAGTGGAGCCGGAAAATCCCATTTATGGTTGGTATCCCGTAGTTGCGCCGCGAAAGCTGGGCAAAAAGCCGGAAATCAGTACCGGCCACAACATTCTAATTAAGGAGTATTTATGTCAGAGCATGATGAGCAAGTAGATAACAAAGTGGTTGAGCTTGCAGACGCAATACTTGACTTTGCAAAGTCACAAAAGCCGGATATTGGATTCAGTGATGAGGACTTAACGTACTCGATATGCCTAGTTGTTGCCAAGCTACAAAAAGATGAAAAGTTTGCCAACGATGTATTGGGCGAGTGCTACGCAATGGTTGACGAGCTAATGGCGGGTTAGGAGTATTTATGTCTACAGGCACGATATTGATTCTAGGCTTTCTAGTCATGTGCGCTATTGTGCTGGTATCGTTTTTCCTAGCTTTTATGGATGGCGCAAAGGTGTATCAGGATCGCGAGATAACCCGCGACTATCACAGTGGTTTAAAAGAGCGCGGCAAGAATGTTATTTACGGTCGTTTACAAAGTGGAGATGAGTGATGAGAAAATATTGTGATTTTTGTCTTTTTATTGTGTCAGTATCCCTTGCTGCATTTGGTGTTCACTATGCTGTTGTGGGTGGGAATATATTTTTAGGTAGCTGGATAGTAATCTGCAACTTAGCAACTATGCACATGCTGATTCGGTAATCCACAATTGCGCCCATCACCCCACTAGCCACAATGGGCAACACACAACAGAAGGAGTTAGGACATGAACGCACCACTACTCAGCTATCACAACGATGTAAATGTAAAGAACAAATACGTCGAACGTTTCAAACAGCACATGCTTGCGGATCAAGTAATTCAAGGAACAGGCTTTGCAAACGGTCGCGGATGTTTTATCGGCTGCACATTTGACGCATACGAAAGCCGCCGTTTTCCGTCAGAGATTGGCTGGCCGGAATGGATGGGCAAACCTGAGCGCGATGATTTGCTGGATATTTTACGCAACCTTAAAGCAGCCTGATGTTAATACTCAGCCGCAAGCAGAACGAGCGCATCCGTATAGTAACGCCATGCGGTGCGGTTATCTGGCTGACTATGCAAGTGGATTGGATAGACTGCGATGATGGTTCAGGACTAGAGCCGGTGCGAGCGATACGCAATCACTCGGCCATTTTCAGGTTTGAGGATGGCGAGGTTGAGATCAGTTTACGGCCAGCCAGCGGCACACAACACGCGCACAGGGTCGGCATACAAGCGCCAGAGAATTTTTATATCTTACGTGAAGAGCTTATCAACCAAGGGGGATACACATGAAAAACCTACTGCTAACCATCACGCTGCTTATCTGTGTATCAGCGATAGCCAGCGAAACACCACAACAGACTAAACTATGGGCAACTGATTATCAGTGCATGTCCGACTGTAGCAGCCGTGGCTATATGTACCAATACTGCCGTAAGCTGTGCAACTATTGAGCAGCTCTGCGCTGTTGTTCTTCTTTGATGGTAACGATAGCATCTAGATAGTTGAGCGTTTCATCCTCTAGCTGCTCGTCTGACCAGTCTTCGATCATTGCAGGCAATGGGGGCGCTTCTGATACAGCATATACATCTACGATACTGTAGTGATAGCCAGCAACAGCACCACAAAGGGCAATCATGATAAGAGTGATAGATAATAGCGTTTTCATGGTTAGCTTCCTTTTGTGTATGGCTTATCGTAACGCCTAATGGTTTACGGTTGGCAAGTATTTAATAGGTAATTGTACCTACGTATGCCTAGCTTGGAGATGTATTGTGCGCAGGAAAGATAAACTAGATAAAATAGATCGGCTTGTGTTGCGATTGTCCGAGCTTGGGCAGCGTAATGTTTACTTAAAGTTTTGCGATGACCAACGCCGCCGCCTTGCCAAAAATCCTAGAGATATAACTGGTGTTTTCATCAATGGCTGGACGATTTGGCATTGGATACCAAAACTAGAAGCCTTTACTGGAGATTTAGACGCAATGCGGCAGGATATAGAGCAAGCCGTGATTAAAGCTGATGCCGCCGTTGACGAGCTGGTTAAGGACGCGGCTTACTTTGGGCATAGGCCGCATGACTGCACGCTGAAAGACGTTTACGCAAAAGAGTTCTTCAGATCCAGCGAGACTATAAGCGACATTCGCATTAAATTTCTAGAGCGTGCAATTTCGAACCGCGAAGCAGTAGAAGAGAGTAATGTCAGACTTCTACCTGTCAATAGTTGCCACGTATAAAACAACATGTTACGATAGCAACAGCGAATAGTTATTCTAACTAGCGCGATAAAATCCTTAATGCTTTCAAAGTATTATGAAAAGTAGGTGAATTATGGAAGGCCACGGCAACAGAGCTAATGGCAAACGCTGGAAAGGCGTTATAAGTAAGCGCATAGAAGCACTGCAAGCGATGGATAAGCTGGCAGACGCTCTCATCACTGAAGCTATGACAGGCAATATTGCAGCACTCAAAGAGATTGGCGACAGGCTTGATGGCAAGTCCGTACAAGGCGTTGAGCTTGGCGGAATTGATGGCGAGCCAATTCCTGTAACAGTTATCCGCATAGTGGCAGGCGATGGAAGCGCAAGTCCAGCTACCGCCTAAGCTAGTCCCTGTATTTGCACCAGCTAGAGGTGATCTTAGATACCGTGGCGCTTATGGTGGCCGAGGCAGTGCAAAATCATTCAGCTTTGCAAAGATGGCTGCAATATGGGGCTATGCTGAGCCGCTAAGAATCCTTTGCACTAGAGACATTCAGGACTCAATCAAGGAATCATTCCATGCTGAACTCAAGAATGCTATAGCTTCAGAGCCTTGGCTTGCTGCTGCTTATGATGTAGGGATTGATTACCTACGCGGCAAGAATGGCACAGAGTTTATATTCAAAGGGTTACGACATAATATTAAGTCAATCAAGTCTATGGCTCAGATAGACCTTTGTATCGTTGAGGAAGCGGAGGATATTCCAGAGTATGCTTGGGAATCTTTAGAGCCTACTATCCGAGCTGCCAAGTCGGAAATATGGCTAATTTGGAACAGAAAGGCAATCGGTTCAGCGGTTGATAGCCGGTTCATTACTAACACGCCTCCAAGGTCTGCTATTGTTGAGCTGAATTATAGGGACAATCCATGGTTCCCGCTTGAGCTGGAAGAGCAGAGGCAACACGCGCAAGCTACGATAGACGCTGGCCGGTATGCGTGGATATGGGAAGGCAAGTACTTACAAGACAGTGAGGCGAGGGTATTCCGCAACTGGAAGGTAGAAGAGTTTGATACGCCGGATGATGCCATTCATAGACTTGGCGCTGACTGGGGGTTCAGTATTGATCCAACTGTGCTAATCCGTTGTCACATTGTAGGGCGCAAGCTATACGTTGACTATGAAGCGTACATGGTAGGCTGCGAGATAACGCACACGCCAGAATTATTTATGACTGTACCTGATGCTGAAAAGTGGCCTATGACTGCAGACAGTGCTAGACCTGAGACTATCAGCCATTTGAGAAAGCATGGCTTTCCAAAGATAACATCGGCGGTTAAAGGCGCTAGAAGTTTAGAGGAAGGTGTAGAATGGCTGCAAGCATTTGAGATTATTGTTCATCCGCGATGTGAGCGCACTATTGACGAGCTGACAGAATACAGTTATAAGGTTGACCCAGACACTAGGCGCGTTTTGCCTGTTTTGCTGGATAAGAATAACCACTTGATAGATGCTTTACGGTATGCTTGCGAGGGTGTAAGGCGCGCTTCCCCGTCAAAGCCGGTACAGAAACAACAATCGAGACAGCATTCAGGTTGGATGAGATAATATGGCAGACGCAAGCTCTAAAGAATACGGAAATACCGATGGTGATACGGAGTTGCTCACAGAGGCTCGCGAACGCTTTAAGCTATCCACCGATCATTGGGCTGAGAACCGCAAGGCTTTAGCCGACGATCTGAATTTTATCTATATTGACCAGTGGCCGCAGTATGCAAAGGATGCTTTTGGCACTGACTCGCTAATTACGATCAATAGACAAATATCTTTTAATCGACAAGTCACCAATGACATGCGGCAGAATCGCGCCTCTATCAAAGTGCGCCCTGTTGATGATAATGCGGACGTAGAAACGGCTGAGATATTGCAGGGAATCATAAGACATATTGAGTCAAACAGTAAGGCTGACATTGCGTACGATACGGCGGATAGATACGCAGTGGAAGGCGGGTTCGGTTTCTATCGCGTCATTACTGACTATAAGCCTAATTCATTCGACCAAGAAATATTCATTAAAGAGGTGGACAATCCTCTCTCTGTATTGCCTGATTATAAGTTTTCAGCTGATGGCAATGACTGGGAATACTGTTTTATCCATGATGATGAGCCGCGCTCTAACTTCAAAGATGATGTAGACGTTACAGGCTGGGAAGGCGACGGCCTTGATGTTGGTGGTTGGGTTACTGATAACTCTGTCAGGGTTTGCGAGTATTTCTATAAAGAGCGCACCAAAGATACTCTATTGCGTCTTGAAGATGGCCGCGTAATGTTTCAAAGCGAATATGACGAATGGGGCGAGTACGTTCCTGTATCTGAATCGCGCGAGCAGGAGCGAGTATCAATAAAGTGGTGCAAATTTGCCGGTAACAAAGTGCTTGAGCGGTCAGATTGGGCGGGTTCGATTATTCCGGTCATTCCGGTTTATGGCGATACAGTTGTGGTTGATGGAAAACATATCACAATCAGTCTTGGGCGTTACGCTAAAGATGCACAGCGCATGGTTAACTACTCGCGCACCAAGCAGGCAGAATTAGAAGCTCTAGCGCCTAAGTCACCTTTTATCATGGCAGAAGGGCAAGACGAAGGTCACGAGGATGATTGGAATAACGCTAATACGACAAACTTCTCCAGCCTGAAATACAAGCCGGTTGATCTGAATGGTCAGCTTGCCCCGCCTCCACAGCGCCAAGGTTATGCTGGTGCGCCTGCTGGTGTGATTACGCTAGGGCAGATGGCAGAACAGGACATGATGGCAATTATTGGCATTCATGAGGCCGGATTAGGCCAAAGAAGCAATGAAACGAGCGGCAAAGCTATCATGGCTCGCCAGCGCGAGGGCGATAATTCTACTTTTAACTTTATTGATAACACTACTAGAGCAAGACGCGCTTGTGGTTTGATACTGGTTGATCTGATACCGCATATTTACGACACGGCTAGAGTGGTGCGCATATTAGGCGAAGATGATACGCAGAGAGCCGTCACAATAAACAAAGAAGAAACCGTTATGAAAGACGGGCAGAAAATTCAGCGAATCTACGATTTGTCAGTCGGTGAGTATGATGTTGTATGCTCTGCTGGTGCGTCTTACAATACCAAGCGGGCAGAGGGCGCGGCATTCCTTGAGCGTATCGCTGGAAGCAATCCAGACCTGATGAAACTGGTAGGCGATCTGGTATTCAAAGCACAAGACATGCCTTACGCTGATGAGATTGCAGAGCGTATGCAGAAAACCTTGCCGCCTGAATTGCAGCCACAGAAAGATGGCGAAGAGCAAAAACCACAGCTACCACCTGAAGTCCAGCAACAGATGCAGCAAGCGGATGAGCATATCAAGCAAATGGATGAAGTTATCCAGAAAATGCAGGCAGAGCTTGACGACAAGACGGCGAGCGAGCAAGCGGCACAGCAGAAAGCTGCTACTGAGGCTATGAAGGCTGAGACAGACCGCTATAAAGCTGAGACTGACCGGCTCAAGGTTGAGTATGAAAACAAGCAATCGGCGCGTAACGATCTATCAGAGAGCGAAAAGGTACAGTTTAACGCCGACTTCGAGCAGCAGAAAATTGATATGCAGCATGACCACGATGTAGAGATGGCTATCCTTGCTAATCGACTAGCGGCGGGCGGTCAGCCTAGCCCGCTTGAGCAAAAATCTGCTAACGAGTCACTGGTAGACGTGGATGACAAGCAGCCTGTGGATAGTGGTCGCACAAGCATAGAGCGCGATGCCGCTGGCAATGTTGTATCTGTTAATGGTCGCCCTGTTTTGCGTGATTCCGAGGGCAACATTGTAGGGCTTGCGTAATGGATGCGCTGGTATTGCTGGCTATTGAGGCAGATAAGCCAAAAAAGAAGGCGGCTCAGTTGCCCGCATTCCATTGCGATGCAAAGGCCGCAAATAGTGATATTCTTAGCGCAATTGGGGAAATTACCTATTGTGTCGAGAAAGTAGCTAAAGATGTTAGAAAGGTTACGCAGTCAATTCAGAAGCCAACAGACTACCGGATGGACGTTATCCGTGATGAAGAAGGCACAATTTATCAGATAGATGTCAAGAGGGTAACATCATGCCAAAAGGCGTAGCAAGTTGTAATAACATTCTGGCTTTGTACTATAACGCAACTCCTATCGCTAATATTGCAGACAATGCGGCGGCTTCGCCCATTACGACTGTAAAGATTTCACTGGCTACTACTAGTTATGTGCCATCGTCTACTATGTCGAGCAATGAAACGGCGTATACAAATTACGTGCGACAAGATACAGCTAGAACAACGGGCGGCTGGACTGCCCCAACGGGCGGCGCTACAAGCAACGCGGCGGCGGTTGAATATCCTCAGTGCGGCGTAACGGGTGCGACCATCACGTCTGCCTGTACTGGCAAGGCGGCGGGTGCGAGTGATATTTTTCACTATGGCGATCTTAATGCGTCGATTGCGGTATCGAACCAGATACAGCCACGCTTCCCGATTGGTGCGATCACTATTACGGAGACTTGATGATGGCTTTTCCTCCTTTGTATTCATGCTCTGTGTGTGAAAAGCCGGTAAAGGTCACGCCGCAAGGTTTGGGTATTGAACCTGAGAAGGTTTTTTCATGCGATCACGTTGACGCTGCTATATGGGCAAACCGCAAGGTAACGCTCTATGGCAAGGGTAAGGTATCGGTTATCACGCAAGCGCAACGGACTATCAAGCTGACTATCAGGCAGTTATTGTCTGGTTTGACAGGTAGAAGTATCTAATGGCGCTCGGCCATCGTGAGATTAACGCTGCTTTTTTAGAAGGGCGGCGGTTGCTTGCGAGCTTCAATAAAACGCCTTCACAGACTACGGGTTCTGGTATCTGGTACGACTTGTCTATGTCGTCAGGCAATCCGATTGCGCAGTATTATTCCGGCGTGACGCTGACAAGCACGAAACTATCACGCAATGTAGATATAGGATTGAACCACGGCCAGCCGGTTAATGCGTCTGGATTTAAGAAGTACCTTTATCGGATACAGATAGGCGTTGTGTTGGCTACCGCTGCCCCGCTGACTGTGCAATTGCAAGACTATTTGATGTTTTACTCCGGTATTTCTATGGATGCAGGGGTGCAGACGTTCACCAATTCTATTGCGTTGCCGCGCTATCCTACGGGTGATGGCGTGCAAATGATGCTTGTCGAGCAATTCCCGTATGCGGGCGCTTGTCAGGTGCAGATTACTTACACCAATTCCGATGGGGTGGCTGGCAGGATTACGCCTATTTTGACGCTTAACAGTCAGGGCGTTTTCGGCACAGTGTCCACGTCTGCGGCTGCATTAGCCGGTCAGGGTGGATTGTATATCCCATTGCAAGGCGACGATAAAGGCGTGTTGCTGGTAGAAAGCATAGAGATACTGGGCGCTGGTGATGTAGGTGTATTGGCGCTGGTGCTGGCAAAACCGCTATCAATGTTCCAAATTATAGAAACAACACAGCCGCTATTTGTAGACTTTATGCACGATGTAAACGATATGCACGAAATCATTGATGATGCGTATTTGAATTTTTGCGTATTGCCAACGGGTACAATAGCGGGTGCAAATATCACTGGCGAATTAACAACATTCTGGAGCGCAGGCTAATGGCTGGTTTTTCAAGTACCGACAACATGGTTAACAATATGTCCGCGTTGAACAAACGCGCCAGCGCATACTTTTCAAAGCAAATGAACCCTACGGCTGCGGCGGTTGCGAATGAATGGCATACGCTGTTCCGTGGCGGCGGTAATCCACAAGCTGATGCGATTTTTGACGTAGGTACTAACCTACAGTTTCAATCGTGCTTTGATACTAATAACTCAGCGGGTTGTATCCAGCATGGCGGTAATATCGGCGCGGCTGGCGATGATTATAAAACACTGGTATCCGGCTATGCGGTCAGTGCCGCTACTACGGTTGTACCCGCGACCCTAGTGCTGGTTGATATGCTGGCGTTCCACAGGGTTACCACTGTAACGACTACCACTGCACAGAGTACGGTTAACTCTAATACTTTCACTGCAACATCATCCTCAGGCTTGTTACTGACGTTTGCGAATGACTGGAATACATTCCAGAAAGTACGCTTTACCACTACTACCACATTGCCTACTGGTCTAGCCCTTAACACTGACTATTGGCTTGTACGTGTATCTGCTACGACTGCGCGTGTTGCTACAAGCTACGCTAATGCCATTGCAGGCACAGTGATAGCGTTTACCGATGCGGGTACTGGTACACATACACTTACTTGCAGACTTCCACGCTACAGCGATGGTGCGGGTGTAGAAACTATTATCTTTAACCCTGCTGCTACTGCTTTGGGTGCTGGTACGCCTAACTTGACGCTTGGTTATACCAACTCAGCGGGAACAGCATCGCGCGCCACTCCAGCATTGCCAAGCCCGCCTATCGGTAAAACTGCTGCGACTAACTCGCATATCCTGTATTCAGGTGCTACCGGCGCTGGTAAATTCGGACCCTTTGTTCCAAAACAGGGCGCTGATGCTGGAACGCAATCAATCCAGACTATCCAGAACTCCACGTCGTATATATCCGGCACTTATACGGTAGGCTATTGTGTGCCGCTTGCAGAGTTTCCTGTACAGGTTTTGGGACAGGCTACGATAATGGACTTCACGCAAGCCATGATGCCGACTTTCTCGCGTGTTTATGATGGCGCAGCGTTGTACTTTTTGCTCAAGTCTGGCGTTGCTACACCTAACAACAGTGCATTTGATGGAAAGCTAAACTTCGGTTGGTCGTAATTCATGGGCATGCTTGGAAACGGTTCACGCTTAACCTTTGGAACGGGTCGCGCTATGGGCGGCCTTTACTCCACCACGAGTGGTGGAGTGAGAAATAAGGGCGAATGGGATGCGTGGTGCTTTCAGGATAAAGCTACCACGTTCCTAGCGGGTGCGGCGTATCCTACGGGCTACAACGGGCAATCTGCTTTTTACAATCCGATGATAGCGGGCGAAATATCCATGCGCTTTGACGGCGAAGGTGGACTAGAAGCCGACTTGTATCCGTCAAAAAGCATGGCCGTGGACTTTACGGGTGCGGGTGATATGACAGCCGTTGCCGGTTTGATTATTTCGATGCTGCTGTCTACCGGCGGTACAGGTTCACTATCAGCCGCGCTAGTAGGTAATCTGGATATGTCGGCAGACTTTACGGGGTCTGGTGATTTCGATGCGAATATATCCGGCATAGCAAGCCTGCTTTGTGACCTGACAGGCGAGGGAACGCTAGAGGCGGTTATTGCAGCTTACGGCGATATGAGTATCGATATAGTCACGTCCGGCTCTGGTTTGTCCGTGGGCGCGATTGTAGACGGCGTTTGGAATGCGCTCGCTGCTAGTTACGATATGTCCGGCACGATGGGCGAATTACTTAATACAGCTGGCAGTGGTGGCTTGCCGCCTGAGCTGGTGCAAAAGATAGAGGAAGTATGGCAGCTGATGGGGCTAGATTCTGGCAATCCATTATCCGTTTCGACTACTGAGCGATTGACCGGCGCAATAGCGCAAGCCATAGAAGAATCTGGCGGCGTTGTTACGGTGACGCGTGCTTGATCCTATTGCTATTGCTTTAGCAGGCGTTGGGACAAGCCCGCTACTGATGGCTACTGACGGGTTTATCGGCGGCGATCAACCTGATACACCTATGACAGGCACAGGCTGGGGCAACGGTCACAGGTTCAGATTGAGCCACTATCGCGGCGCGCATAAAACCTATAAAGAAATACTGATAGAGAAAGACGATGGCGAGCTGATAGCGATTGCCCGCGCTTTTGTTGAAAATGTACTAATGCACTGATTCTGCCTATCGCAAAACTGTTGACAATAGTCAAATTAGTGATAGTCTACGTATAAGACCCAACTTGACAGGGGTTTAAATATGTCATGTTTGATTGGAGGTGGCGGATGCCCCTTGACCATGAGCAGAACGGCGAAACAGTTACGCCTGAAGTTGTTGAAACTGAGCTTGTCGAGAACCAACAGGAGCCGACACCTGAGACGGATGAGAAAACGTCTAAAGAGCCTGAAGATGAAGCGGAGTTAGCCCAAAAGGGTGTACAGAAGCGAATTGACAGGTTGACGCGCCAAAAATACGAAGCTAGAGCCGAGGCTGATTTTCTGCGCAAGCAGTTAGAGTCAAAGCAGCAGCCAAGTAGAGAAAGTGAGATTGACCGTAGCCAATACTCTTCTGATGAGGATTATGTAGAGGCAATTGTCGAATCACGGTTAGCACAGAAAGAGCAACACCAGCACCAGCAGAGTTTTGCGAAACGGGTCGATGTAATTATTAAAGAAGCCGCGAAATTGGGCGACTTTGATGCAGAAGACTTTCGCGAAGTTCCCATTACTAGAATCATGGCGGACGCCATTGTTGAAAGTGATGTTTCTGCCCAGCTAGTGAAGTTTTTTCATGATGACCCTGATGAAGCAGAGCGAATCAGTTACCTGTCACCGGCACGTCAAGCCGCCGCAATAGGAAAACTTGAAGCACAGATAAATGCTGATGGCAATCCGAAAGTGGTAACAAAAACGGGCGCTCCTAAGCCTATCAAGCCAATAGCGGGAAAAGGTAGCAATTTAGCTGCTGACCCTAGCGATACGGCACGATGGATAGCAGAGCGAAACAAGCAGCAGTTCAAAAAAAGGTAATAACTCATGGCCGATACACTCCTAACCTCAAGCATGATTACAAATGAGACGTTGCGCGTACTGCACAATGAATCTATTTTTCTCCCTATCATTAACAAACAATACAATGACCAGTTCGCCAAACAAGGCGCAAAAGCTGGTTACACGGTAAACGCTCGTCGCCCTGTGCAGTTCACTGTGCGTAGTGGTGCAGCTGCTAACGTGCAAGATGTAATTGAAACGCAAGTCCCTATCACTGTTCAGCCTGAATTTGGTATCGACTTTGATTTCAGCGATGCTGATCTGAGCTTGTCTATTGACAACTTCAGTGACCGCTATCTGATGCCAGCCGGTAAACGCTTGGCAACTGAGCTGGACAGTCGTATCGCTTCTTTGTATTCCAGCGTATACAACTTTTCAGGCGTTTCTGGCACTCCGCCTACTACTCCTGCATTGTTACTTGATCCAGGTGTTAAGTTGCATAACAACATGTGCCCAACTGGCGACCGTACTTTCTGTATGACTCCAGGTGTACAGGCTGGCGCTGTTGCTGGTTTGTCTGGTTTGTTTAACTCTCAATCAGAGTTGAGCAATCAGTACAAGGCTGGCATGATGGGTAATGCTTTGGGTTATGACTTCTCTATGAGTCAAACGTTGCCAACGCATACAGCTGGCGTTCAAGGCGGTACTCCAACAGTCAACGGTGCTGGTCAGGGCATTAGCTCTGGTTACTCTGCTACGACTTCTTTGGTTACTCAGGCATGGTCAAACAGCATTACAAACGTGCTGCGTGCTGGTGATGTATTTACTATCGCTGGCGTTAACCAAGTAAACCAAGAAACCAAAGCTGATTTGGGTACTTTGCAACAGTTCGTCGTTACTGCCTCTGTTAACAGCTCTGGTGCTGGTGCTGCTACTGTTGTGATTAGTCCTGCCATTATTACCGGCGGCGCGTATCAGAACGTCACAGCCTCACCTGCAACTTCTGCGGCTATCGTTGTGAAGACCGGCACCACTGCGCAG